TCGCAAGGCTTTCAGGCCCACGCCCAAGCACAATTGGTGTTCGCATCCGGCGGATGCCATGCGGATGATGGCGATTTCTTGGGATAAAGGGCAGTTTCGGGACAAAAAATCGGCAAATCCACATACTTTGTTGGTGGGTGAGGAAAATTCGGCTACACTGAATGACATGTGGGCCTCTACACCTCGGCCACGGAGACAACGGATATGAGCGGCGTCAACTTCCCGTATCGCTATCAATACGAGCATGTGGCTGCCAGCCAAACCAATCATGTGCTTGGCGGCACGGGTGCTGCGGGTGATTACGTTCACCGTCTTGTCTGCACGGTGGCGACGGCGGCGACCGCTCAGGTGCAAATCAAAGACGGATCGGGCTCTACGCACACGGTTTTGCCGAACAGCCCTGGCGGTGGCATCGGCGTCTACAACATTGAGATGAATGTCGTGTCCCGAAACGGGGCGTGGCAAGTGACGACCGGCGCGGGCGTTGAAGTGCTTGCCATTGGCGTGTTTTCTGCCTGATAGGGGCTAATCGTGGCTGAATTGCCTGTTACTCCCGCCCTGCAAAAATACCTGAACGTAATCGGGCAATATAACCGCGAGTTTACCAAGTGGGAGGCTCGCGCCACCAAGATCATCCGCCGCTATCGTGATGATGTGCGGACAAGCGGCGCGACGGGCTCAGAATCGGCCCGTTTCAACGTGCTTTGGTCAAATGTGCAGACGCTTGTGCCCGCCGTGTTCTCGCGGCTGCCCAAGGCGGACGTTTCACGGCGTTTTGCGGACAATGATCCCGTAGGCCGGGTGGCGAGCCTGCTTCTTGAGCGGGCGCTTGACTACGAAATCGAGCATTACCCCGACTTCCGCGCTGCGATGAAGAACGCCGTTGAGGATCGCTTCCTTGGCGGTCGCGGCGTGGCCTGGGTGCGCTATGACCCGCATATCGTGCAGGTTGGCGAGCCCGAGGACGGCTATCAGGTCACTGAGGACGTTGATCCCGAAGGCGACAATCAGGGCCAGGAGCCCCAAGAGGCTATCGAATACGAGTGCGCGCCGACCGATTACGTCCACTGGAAGGACTTTGGTCACAACGTGGCGCGGACCTGGGAGGAAGTCACCCAGGTTTGGCGTTGGGTCTATATGTCAAAGCCTGCTTTACAGGAGCGCTTTGGCGAGGAACTGGCCCGGCGGATTCCGACCAATGACTCGCCCGAGGGCCTGACCAAATACGGGCAATCCAGCAAGCAGAACGATCAAGCCAAGATTTGCGAACTGTGGGACCGCGAGACGCAAAAGGTCTATTGGTTCAGCGAATCCTATCCCGAACTGCTGGACGAGCGCGACGACCCGTTGGGCGTTGAGGGCTTCTTCCCGTGCGCCAAACCGCTGTATGCGACCACGACGACGGATTCGCTGGTCCCGATCCCCGATTTTGTGCTGTATCAGGATCAGGCGAACGAACTGGACATCCTGACCGACCGCATCGACGGTCTGGTCAAGGCGCTTCGCGTTCGCGGTATCTATGACGCCTCGCAGCCCGCGCTTCAGCGTTTGCTGACTGAGGGAGATAACAATACCCTTATACCTACCGACAAATGGGCCGCGTTTAGCGAGAAAGGTGGCCTTAAGGGGACAATTGACCTTCTGCCCATCGACGCCATCGCGGCGACCCTGATCCAGTGCTATCAGGCGCAACAGCAGATCAAGAGCCAGATTTACGAGATCACGGGTATCTCGGACATCATTCGCGGCCAGACGGCGGCGAGCGAGACGGCCACCGCGCAGCAGATCAAGGGCCAGTATGCGGGGCTGCGTCTGCGGTCCATGCAGGAGGCCGTGGCTCTGTTTGCGACGGACCTGATCCGCCTGAAGGCGCAGATCATCAGTTCCAAGTTCCAGCCCGAAACCATCCTGAAATACGCGGCTGCGGACCAGATGACGCCAGAGGATCAGCAAATGATCCCGCAGGCCCTGGAGCTTATTTCCGCCAACCCGCTACGGAATTTCCGTATCGAAGTGGCGGCGGATAGCCTTGTCCAGCTTGACGAACAGCAGGTCAAGCAGGAGCGCATTGAGTTCATCGGCGCGTTTGGCAACTTCCTGCGTGAGGCCGTGACGGCGGGCCAGCAAGTGCCTGAACTGACGCCCATGCTCATGCAGATCATGCGGTTTGCCGTGTCGTCCTTCAAGCAGGCCCGGCCTATTGAGGGCACGATTGACGCGGCGCTGCAAAAGCTTGAGCAAAAGCAGGCTCAAGCGGCTCAAAACCCGCAACCTGATCCCGAAATGATGAAGGTGCAGGCAGAGCAGCAGGCCGCGCAAATGAAGATGCAGGCCGACCAACAAGCCGCGCAGATGAAGATTCAGAGCGATTCTCAACTGCAACAGGCGCGTATGCAGGCTGACCTACAGGTTGAGCAGATGAAGGCGCAGATGAGCGCCGAACTGGAACGCCGCAAGCAAGAGTTTGAGGCGCAGATGCGCGTTCAGGAAATGGCCCAGCAAGAGCAATTTGACCGCTGGAAGGCCGAGCTGGACGCGGCCACGAAGATCATGGTGGCGCGGATTGGGGCCAATCCTGGGGCCGATGTGCCGTTCCTTGAGTCTCAACAGCAGTCGGCAAGCGATATGGCCGAAACCATGAAGGAAGTCATGGAAGGCATTTCGTCCACCTACAATGACATGATGAACATGCACGGACAGACGATGGAGCGCCTTGATGGCGTTCTTAGCAGCCTGACCGCGCCCAAGCGGCTTGTGCGTGGCCCTGATGGACGCGCCGTTGGCGTCGAAATCGTGCGCCCCAGCATCCAATAGGTGAAGAATGGCGACCTACAACAAGTTCAACGCATGGGCCGAGACAATGGTGGAAGGGGCCAATCTTGGCTCCGACCAATTTGTCATTGCGTTGACCGATAGCGCACCCTCCGCGACCAATAGCGTCCTGGCCGACATCACGCAGATTTCCTACACCAACCTGTCCTCGCGCAACGTCACGACCACGAGCGCGTCTCAGACGGGCGGAACCTTTACCCTTGTGCTTGCCGATTTGGTCATGACGGCCTCGGGAAGCGTGGGTCCGTTTCGCTATGTCGTTCTTTACGACGACACCGTTGCAGGCGACCCGCTTGTTGGGTGGTGGGATTATGGCTCCAGCATCACGATGGCGAACACGGAGACTTTCACCGTGGACTTCACGGGCGCTGCGATAACGCTGTCGTAAGGGGGGAATTGTGGCTGACAACGTAGGCTATACACCTGGGGTTGGCGCAACGGTTGCTGCTGACGACATCGGCGGTGTCCTGTTTCAGCGCCTAAAGCTTTCGCTTGGCGGCGACGGTGTAAACCAGGGCGATGTGCAAGGCTCGGCGTCCAATCCTGTCGGCAACGAACTCGCCCTTCTGGTCCGGTCGGTGGTGGAGGAAAACGCCTACACCCAAGAACTGCTGAACACCATCGCGCAAATCCTGCGTTCGGTGTGGCAAATGGGCTCTGCGGCAGGTGCGCCGTCGCTCACGGTTCGGAACTCTACACAGGCGGATTTCCAAGTCACTATCCAGAACAATGCGCCAGTCAACGTCAACCAGATCGCCGGTGGCACGCCGCAAACGACTGGTGGCGGTTCCTCCCCGGCCCTTTCGACCAGCAATCATTTGGTCGTGGCGCAGTCTCAGCAATATCACCCGGCGTCTTTGCCGCAGCACATCTACGCTAACATTCAGGTCTGAAAATGTCGCTGACACTCAATCTCCGCAAGAAGGTTCACCGCAAGATTTGGGAGCCCGTCTTTACTCCCGCCCCGGTTACGTCGGCTGCGGGCACGATCTTTGTGGGCGACAACCTGAACCTCGGGCAGACGCAGGGGCTTGTGCCCAACCTTCCCACTGACGTTGGCCGTCAAGCCTACTATGTGACGGGCGTGTCGTCGATCTACTGGTATAACAAGCAGGAAGAAGCCTTCGCGCAACTGCCGAACTCGGGCTCGGCGGGCACTTATGGTGCGGGCGCTGCGGGCTTTGTGCATCCGGTCGGCCCGTCCTTCACCGCATCGGCGGGCACGACCAACAGCTTCACCTCGACCCTGACGATGGCCCGCAACGTGGGCGGCTACCGCTTCCGCGTGACGGCGGGGACCAACCGGGGCCTTGAAGGCTTCATCCGCGCCAACGCCGTTGGGGCAAATGCCGTGTTCAGCACGGTGGACACCTATGCCGCCGCCTTTGACAATACCAGCGTCATCCAACTGTTGACGGGCCGCTTCTGGCTTTACGTCCCCGGCGCGACCAGCGGCTTCAACTACTACGACTACGCCACGAACGCCTGGACCTCGCGCTCTGTAGCTTCCGGCCCCGCCATCACGGCCAACGAGGGCTGCCTGATCGGCACCCCGGCGAAGGAAACCGTGGTCGAACTCGGGACGGCTTCGGCGGGCGCGGCCTCGACCCTCACCGACGCCACGCGCTCTTGGGAAGTGAACGGCTTTGCCAGGCGCATGGTAGCCATCATCAGCGGAACCGGCGCGGGCCAGTATCGCTATGTCGTCTCCAACACCGCCACCATCCTGACGGTTGACGCGGCGTGGGGCACGGTACCCGACGCGACCAGCGAATACGAGATCAGCGGGCTCTGGTCGGACGTGGCCTCTGCAGGCTCCACGACCACCATCACGGCGGGTTCTGGCACACCCTGGACGGCTTCTCAGTGGATTGGTCAACAGGTCCGTGCCGTGGCCGGAACCGGAGCAGGCCAGACCTCCGTCATCACGGCGAACACGACCTCTGCGTTGACCTTCGGTGCCGTCACAACGGCCTTCGACTCCACGACGCGGTATGTGATCGAGCCCGACGACAACGCCTTCTGGTTCCTCGGTGGCGCGGCGGTCACGCTGTTCAAATACAGCATCAGCGGCAACACCTGGGCGACCATCAGCCCCGGCGCGGCTCGCGGTGGCGCTGCGGGCGCGGGAACGTCTGGTAGCTGGATCGCCAACGTCCCTGACATCGCGTGGAACGGTGTAGGCTCTGCGGGTGGCCCCGGTGGCGCTTTGCGGCAGAACGGGCGCTTTATCTACTCGTTCCGGGCTGCGGGCGCCAGCACCCTCGACGTTTACGACATCGCGGCGAACACTTGGTATTCGGGCATCACCTATGTGGGTTCGGATACCTTCACGACCGGCTCAACCTGGGCTGACTGGAACGGCACAATCTACGGGCAGAAGGACGCCACAGGCCGGTTCTTCATGTTCAACGTGGCCAAAAACGAACTGGTCCCGCTTACGACCAACAACATCACTCAATCCACGGCCATTTCCGGCGCTCGCCTGCTGTTCGACCAGTATTACGACCCGACCAACGGCAAGGCGCTCCGTTTCATCACCTACCTGTCCAACACCTCGGCGCAACTTCAGCGGATGGTTTTGATCTAATGTTTACGCCCGAAGTCTATCAGGTCGGCACCCGGTGGGCTTACGCCATCCTTGAGAACGGCTGGCCTATTATCCGGCAAGAATATCACCCGAATAAACCCGGCGACGAGCCTATGACTCAAGAAGAGGCGGAGGCGTGCGTTGCCGTTGTGCTGGCTCGGGTTTCTGATTCATCCGATCAATCCAGCGTGGAACTAAACAAAATCGACTTTTTGCGACTGTTTACGGACGAGGAAATTGCAGATTTGCTTGAAGAAGCTAAAACCAATCCAATAGTCGCCGTTTATCAATATAAACTGAGCCATGCGCCGGTTGTCCGGCTAGATGATCCAGACATCCTTAATGGACTCCCGGCGCTAGAAGCAATGGGAATTCTTGCCCCTGGACGCGCCGCCAAAATCCTTCGGAACCAAGCGCCATGAAAGAGTTTGAGACTCCCAAGACGTTTATCCCTGGTAGGCCCATCCTGACTTATTTCAGGCGTCTGTTCGTGGCCGTCGATCAACTTCTGAACGTCATTTTTGGCGGGGATGAGGACGAAACGATTAGCAGTCGGATTGCCAAGGACAAACGGCGCGGTCGGTTTGTGGGCTGCGTTCTGTGCGCCATGCTGGATTGGATTGACCCGCATCATTGCGAAAAGTCGCTTGAGCGTGATGAGGGCAAGCGTCCGGGCCAATACGACCGCCCCGACTGGAGCTAATCCATGACCCTTCTGACGCTGCTTCAAAGTAGTAGCAGCGGCAACTATGTCTTGTCCGCTGACGGCGGCGTTTATAGCTACAGCGGCAACAATGCTACGCTGACTTATACAACCGCTGGGGCCTTTACGCTCGTAGCGGATGGCGGAATTTATAGCTACAGCGGCAACAATGCCAATTTGCTGGCTGGTCGGGCCTTAGCGGCTAACGGCGGCACCTACTCATACAACGGCAACAATGCCAACCTGACTTATACGACCGCTGGCGCGTTTGTGCTGCTGGCGGACGGCGGCGTTTATTCGTATGCCGGAAACAACGCAAATCTGGCGTTCTCAGGCACGCCCATCATCGTGGACGACACCCACGATGGCGACTACCTACCGCGCAAGTTCAAGCGTGAACGAGACGAACGCAAGAAGCGCAAGCGCGACATCATTAATGCGTATGAGGTTCTGGTCGAAGGCCGTTCGCCGGTCATTGAGGAACTGATCGCGCAATATGCCGACCCGGAGCCTCAACAAACAAAGGCCGCAAAGCCTGTAGCCCCGCGCCTGGATATCGACAAGATCATGCAAAGCGCCGACGCTATTGAGCGTCTGTGGAACGCCTACATTGACATGGACGACGAGGAAATCCTGTTGCTGCTATGAGATACCGTGCTGTTTTCGACAAAAAGGGCCTGCTTGCCGAATACGAGGGCGAGGAACTGGTTTATTTGCGTGACGACTATCAGGCCCCTAAAGAGTCCGACCTTGGGCGTCCAATGGTCATCCGCGACATCGACCCATATCAGAACATGATCGACGGGCGCATGATTAGCAGTCGGTCGGAACACCGTGAATTGCTCAGGCGGCACAACTGCGTCGAAGTCGGAAACGAGAAGATGGAGACGAAAATAGTTGCGCCAAAGACAAATCGGCGCGAAATAATCGCCAAGCAGCTTGGCGACATGTCTGACAATCAGGCAAACAAGATTCTCAAGCAGCTAAAGAAAGGCATTTGAGATTGCGAATGGACACCCAAGAGCAAGCTACCGAAGAAGCCACCGACCGCCGGGAACTCCTGGCACAGCAATTTTCGGAAGTGGAGACCGCGCCTGAAGCGCCGCAGCCCGTAGAATCTCAAGTCCCCGACGATCCCGAACCAGAGCCCGAAGAGCCCAAGATTTGGGCCAAGCCGCCCTCCAGTTGGAAAAAGGACTACCACGACGCGTGGGAATCCGTTGATCCAAAGGTGCGGGAATACATTTGGCAGCGCGAGGACGAAACCCGCGCTGGCATTGAGCCTCTCAAGACCAAGGCTCAATTTGCCGAACAGATGCAGAAGGCCGCAGAGCCTTACATGCAGACCATCCAGCAACTCGGCGTGGACCTTCCCACGGCCATAAGCGGGCTGATGGATGCAGACCACAATCTCAGGTATGGCAACCCGCAACAGAAGCGGGCATACCTTAACCAATTGGCGCAACAATACGGCGTCAACCTGGGCGATGCAGAGGGATTCCAACAAGAATACCCGGCTGATCCCTACGTCTCGCAACTTCAATCTGAGCTTTATAGCATCAAGAATGAACTTGTGGGGTGGAAACAGCAGCAAGAAGCGGCTAAGAATGAGTCGCTTCAAGCTGAGATCGAAGAATTCTCGTCCAAAGCGGAATTCTTTGAGGACGCAAAGCCCACGATGATTACGCTCCTACAGAGCGGCGTGGCAAGCACTCTCCAGGACGCCTATGAAAAGGCGCTCCGTCTTGACAATGACCTCTTTGAACGGGTCCAGCAGAGCCAACAAGCCGCTGCGGAAGCCGCAAAGCGAAAGGCAGCCGATCAGGCTGCAAAGTCTGCCAAGGCAGCAGCGGTGAGCGTTAGGACTTCTACACCCAGGGTTCCAACGGCTACCAACGCGCAAGACAGGCGGTCCATGCTGTTGTCGCAATTCAACGACTTCGCAGACCGTCTTTGATGAAACCCTGATAAGGAGGCAAGCCAATGGCTTTCGCCAATTCCGCAGTCAGCGACATCATTGCGACGAATATTCAAAGCCGCAGCGGTGAGCTCGCTGATAACGTGACCAACAACAACGCCCTTCTGCGTCGTCTGAAGGAGCGGGGGAACGTCAAGACGTTCTCCGGTGGTAACGTGATCCTTCAAGAGATCATGTATAACGACGCCACCTCGAACAACACGAACAGCTACTCCGGATACGAAGTGCTGAACGTGTCCCAGAACTCGCCCATTTCGGCGGCTCAGTTCGGCATTACCCAATACGCTTCGGCTGTGACCATTTCGGGCCTCGAAATGATCCAGAACAGCGGCAAGGAAGCCATCATTGACCTGCTGGATGGCCGTATGGCTGTCGCTGAAGCCCAGCTTCAGAACCGCATGAGCGGTGACATCTATCTCGACGGCACGGGCAACAGCGGCAAGAACATCACCGGCCTCGGCGCGGCTGTTCCTGACGTTCCGACCTCGGGCACCTACGGCGGCATCAACCGGGCCACTTGGTCGTTCTGGCAGCCCAAGGTGTTTGCTGGCGTGACCAACGGCGGCGCGGCTGTGACGGCTTCCAACATCCAGGCTTACATGGATGCTCTGGCGGTCCAACTGATCCGTGGCACCGACAAGCCTGACCTGATCGTGGCGGACAACAACTACTACCGCCTGTATCTCCAGTCGCTTCAGGCCATCCAGCGTATCTCGGACTCCGGTTCGGGCATGGCTGGCGCTGGCTTCGCCTCCCTCAAGTATTACGGCGCGGGCATGGCCTCCGACGTTGTCCTTGATGGTGGTATCGGTGCTTCCGCCACGGCGAACCACATGTGGTTCCTGAACACGAAGTATCTCCACTTCCGTCCGCACGTTGACCGGAACTTCGTTCCGATTGGCGGCGAGCGGCAGGCCGTCAACCAAGACGCCATTGTGAAACTGATTGGCTGGGCGGGCAACATGACCTGCTCGGGCTCTCAGTTCCAAGGCGTCCTCATCGCTTAAAGGAGGCTAATCATGGCTTACACTTTCGATGAACCCAAGCTCGGCCTTCAACAAGTCGATCAGATTGACGATGGTGTGCTTTCGCCCGCCAGCGTCTCCAATGGCTCTACCAGCGTCATTCCGACCCCGCCTTATGTGCTGGGCCAGATTGTTCGCGGTTTTGACCCCGTCTATGGTGAGGGTGAATTCATCCTCCTCAAGGGCGTTGCCAGCACCGCCGTGGGCTCTGTCGTTACCTACAACGGCACGACCTACGAAACGGCCCTGGCTCCGGTCACTGCCAACCAAGCGCGCCCCGTGGCTATTGCTATGGCTGCCAACACTTCTGCGACCAAGTTCTCTTGGTATCAGATTGCGGGCACCGCCATTGCGGCTCGGACCACCGGCGTTGCTCTTGCTCCGACTGTCGCCATCGGCGTCACCTCGGCTGGCAAGGTCGCGGCTTCTTCGTCCGGCAAGGAAATCCTTGGCGCACGTTCGGCCAATGCGGCTACCGTGGCTGCTGCTACGGCTACCGTTGCCATCGTGATCAACCGGCCTCATATGCAAGGCCGGATCACCTAAGACGGGTGGGGGAGGGGCAACTCTCCCCCATTTCATATGGACATACAAATCCTCTGCAATACGAACGACGAAACCCTTTTCGCCAACATTGGTGAAAACTCGCGCAAGCATCGGTCCTGGATCAAGATGCTCGAAGCGCATGACGGACACGCGGTCATTGTCGGCGGCGGTCCATCGCTCCAGGAACACCTACCCACAATCAAGAAGCGCAAGGACCTAGGGCAGACAATCTTCGCCCTGAACGGCGCGACCAAGTTCCTGAACGAGAATGGCATCATTCCCGAGTATCAGGTCATTCTCGACGCTCGCCCTGACAACATCGCCCTGATTGGCAGCGCAAAGAAGTATCTGATCGCCTCACAGTGCGATCCGGCCATTTTCAAGGCCCTAGGCGACCCCTTCGTGTGGCATCCGGCAATCGAGGACATTGAGGAGCATTTGCCCGCCCACGACGACGAATATGCCCTTATTGGCGGCGGCACGACGGTCGGGCTGTCGTCCATGTGCCTTGCCTACACGCTCGGCTATCGCAAGCTGCACCTGTTCGGCTACGATTCCTCGCACCGTGCCACTTTGGGACACGCCTACAAGCAGTCGATCAACGCCACCGAACCGCTGTGCAAGGTCACGCTTGGCGGCAAGACGTTCACGGCCAGCCTGACTATGGCGCGGCAAGCCGAACTGTTCCCGGAAGTCTGCAACAACCTGATCGACCTTGGCTGCATCGTCACGGTGGATTCGGACGGGCTTATCATGGAAGTGATGCACCAGATGCGCCTTGCTTCCCAGCCGATCACTGAGGAAGAGAAATACCGCAAGATGTGGGAGTTTGACTCCTACCGCACGATGTCCCCTGGAGAGGGCTTTGCGGAGGAATTCGTCAAGGTCGCCAAGCCGCACTTCCTCGACATCATCGCGGACTTCGGGTGCGGCACCGGGCGCGGCGGGCTCGCAATCAACCGGCTGACTAACTGCGATGTGGTTTTCGTGGACTTTGCGGACAACTGCCTTGATCTTCGTGGGCAGTTTCCATTCGTTTACGCGGACCTCACGCAGTCCATGTCAATGAAGGTGAGTGCCGATATCGGATACTGCACCGACGTAATGGAGCATATCGAACCTGAAAAAGTTCCAGACGCGATCCGAAACATTATGGATTGCGTTGACAAGTGCTTCTTTAAGATTGCGATGTTTCATGACAATATGGGCTCGCTGATAGGGCATCCCCTGCATCTGTCGGTTTTTCCTGTCGAATGGTGGGAAGAACAATTTGCAGGATATGATGTGCTATACAGGAACCATGACGGGGACACCCCCTTTCCGTATGCTACCTTCTACGTCAAAGCCAAAGAAAGGGCTTAACAATGGCGATTCCCTCACGAGTCCTGGCGGCTGGTAACGCGCCGCTTTCTACCGAAGTCATTTGCGGCGATGTGGCGAACAACCTGACCGCGACCGGCACCAACCTTGCCACCGCTCTGCAACTGAGCGCCGTGGTAAACAACGTGACGACCACCGCCGCCTCGACCGGCGTTGCCCTGCCTCCCGCTGAGGCTGGCGCTATGGTCACGGTGTTCAACAACGGCGCGAGTTCGCTGACCGTCTATGCCCTGACCGGCACGACTGTTGATGCTGGCGCTTCCGTTGCCATTGCCGCTGGCAAGGAGCGGATTTTCTTTGGCATCTCCCCGACCGTTTGGCTTTCCCATCTCGGAGCGTAATACATGCTGGATAGCGACGACCTGAACGCGGACGCGCATCTTTACGTCGAATTTTACGAATACGAAAAGGACCCCTACAAGGGCCGCGATTTCGTCAGGATCATGACCCCTGGTGACAAGACCAACGTCATTGAGACTTTCGTTAACGACGACCACAAGAGACGCTTTTCCCGTCAGTGGCTCGCTTACCAGATGAGGAACAGCACCGAGACGGCCATGCTCATTGGCACCCCGCTTTCGCGGTGGAAGAGTGAGCGGGACGCCGACCTTAGTGACGTTCAGCTTGCCGAACTGCAAATCCTGAAGTTCCAGACGACCGAACAGGTCGCCACGGCTACGGACGCGCAGTTGCAAAAGATTGGCATGGGTGCAGCGGGCCTTCGGGAACGCGCCCGCGCCTATCTCACCGGCAAGAACAACGCAGAGGCTCAACAGAAGATTGACGCCCAGCAGGCCGAGATTGATGAACTCAAGAAGCAGATGCAGGCTCTCTTGGGCGAACGTCGCGGCCCTGGCCGACCGAAAAAGGAAGAGGCTGTAAATGTCCTCGACAATGCTGGAGTTGGTGACACAGGTCACTAACGAACTAGGCATTTCTACGCCTACGTCCGTTGCCGGAAACACCAATCAGGACGTTGTTCAAATCCTGGCGCTCATGAACGCCTCTGGATATGAACTGCTCCGAAAGGCTGACTGGCGCGAACTGACGAAGCCGTATTCCTTCTTCACCGAATACACTACGACTACGGGCACCTACACGACGGCGGCAAGGACGGTCACGAGCATCCCGTCCACCGCCGGGCTCGACACGACCTACATGGCCGTTGGCACGGGCATCCCGAATGGCACGTTCATTGAGAGCGTGGATTCGCTGACCCAAGTGACGCTGACCTCGTTCCCGCAGGACGCGGCCACAAGCGGGACGATCTATTTTCAGAAGGTCAAATACGACCTGCCGTCCGACTACGACGCCATTGTTCCGCGCACTCAGTGGGACAGGAGCAAGCGTTGGGAGATGCTTGGCCCTGAGGACGCGCAACAGTGGGAATGGCTGATAAGCGGCTATATCAGCACGGGACCGCGCATCCGTTGGCGTCTCCTGGGCGACTATTTCCAGATTTGGCCGGGCATCTCGACGGCTGAGAACCTTAGCTTTGAATACCGCAGCAAGGGCTGGGCAAGGTCGGCGGCGGGGGTCGCCAAAAACAGCTTCACGGTGGACACGGATACCTGCATTTACCCCGACCGGGTAATGGTCCTGAACACCAAGCTGAAGTATTTTCAGGCCAAGGGCTTCGACACCACGGCCTTGTTCCGCGACTTCTACACCGAACTTGAGACGGCGGTCGCGCAGAACACTTCGGCGGCAAACCTGTCGTTTGCGCCTCGCCCTGGCAACATTCTCATCGGTTACGACAACATTCCTGACAGTGGGTATGGGCGGTAATGGCTCTGGCTCCGCGCACACTGGTTCAACGGGCGACGGCTAACGTCGATTCGCTGCCCGCGCCTGTGGGTGGTTGGAACGCTCGTGACTCGTTGGCGAACATGGAACCCGTTGACGCTGTGTCTCTGGTCAACCTGTTTCCGACCGTCTCCAGCGTCGTGCTTCGCGGCGGCTATACCAAGCACGCCACCGGCCTTGACGGCGAAGTGCAGACGCTCATGACCTATTCGGCGGGTGCGACCACGGAACTGTTCGCCGTCACCGAGACGGGCAAGATTTACGATGTAACGTCAAGCGGCGCTGTGGGGGCTCCTGTAGTGACGGGGCTGTCGTCGGGCACATGGGAGCATGTGAACATCACGACCTCGGGCGGTAGCTTCCTTGTGGCCGTCAACGGCATTGATGAGCCTCGCCTGTATGACGGGACGACTTGGACAAGCATTTCGACGGGCGGCGGTGGAACTCAGATTTCCGGCGTGACGACAAACGATCTTGTCAATGTGGTGCTGTTCAAGAACCGGCTGTGGTTCATCGAAAAGGACACGCTAAACGCTTGGTATCTGCCGACTGACTCCATTTACGGCACGGCGCAAGTTGTGCCCATGACCGCGATTGCGCGGCATGGCGGGCATCTGATTGACCTCGACACCTGGACTATCGACGCGGGCTACGGTGTGGACGACAACCTCGCGTTTATCACGAGCGAGGGCGAAGTCATTCTGTGGAGCGGGACGGACCCCTCGTCGTCTACGTCATGGTCGCTGATTGGCGTGTGGAAACTTGGCTCGCCCATTGGCGACCGTTGTATGCTCAAGTGGGGCGGCGATCTTCTGATCCTTACCTATGACGGCCTGATCCCGATGGCGTCCAGCCTGCAAAGCAGCCGCCTTGATCCTAGGGTGGCGCTATCGGACAAGATTCAGGGCGCGATCACGGCGGCGACGACGCAATACGGTGGCAATCATGCGTCGGTGGGTTGGCAGATTGTCTATACCGCCAAGCATAACGCCGTGTGGATCAACGTGCCTGTCTCGCTCGGCTACCAAGAGCAGTATGTGATGAACACCATCACGAAGTCGTGGAGCCAGTTTCAAGGCTGGGCCGCGAACTGCTGGGAAATCTATGAGGATGATCCCTACTTCGGCGGCAATGGCTACGTCGGGATGGCGTGGGACGACACCTATGCCGACGATGGCGCGGATATCCCTACGGCGGCGGTGCAGGCGTTCAATTATTTCGGCTCGCGGGGCGTGAAAAAGTATTTCACGCGGGCGCGATACAGCCTGTTTACCAATGGTTCCCCGGCGATCTTCGTTGGCATGAACACCGACTTTGACACTACGACCAACGCCGCGCCGCTGTCGTTCTCGGTAGTGACTGCGGCCACTTGGGACGTATCACTTTGGGACGTTGGCTCCTGGGGGGCCGGGCTTGTCATGACGAACCAATGGCAGGGCATTACCGGCATTGGGTATTGCGGTGGCCTGCAATTCAAGTCGTCCAGCCAAGGCGTTCAGATCGAATGGGCTTCAACAGATGTGGTGTATCAGACCGGATGGGCTGGCATATGATCTTTGCCCGTGAAAAAGTTGCCGACTGCATGGACGAATGGCGCGTCCTTGGTAATGACCATTGGAATGAGTATTACCAAGACTCCGACTTTCACCCGGATGAAAACGGCCTGAAAGAGCAAGAGCGTAACGGCCAGTTTGTCTATTTCTCAATGCGGGATGAACACGGCAAGCTTTGCGGGCAGGCGGGCTTTACCGTCACCTACAACCCGATTTTCTCGTCTTATGTGGCCTACGACAGTTTCTTCTACATTGCCCCTGAACACAGAAACAAAAACAACATGAAGAAGCTTCTGTATTTTGCGGGCAAAAATCTAAACGAATCCGGCGTCAATCAGGTTCTTGCTGGTCATCACCTTGAACAAGATTTATCCTCTCTCCTGAAGGGCGCAAGCTTCAATCCGGCAAGTATGCTGTATCTATTCACAGGGAATGAGTGATGGGTAGTCTGTGCAAAAGTCCTAAAGCGCCTCCCGCGCCTGATTACGCGGCGGCTGCACAGGCTCAGGGTCAAGCCAACCTTCAGGCGGGCTTGCAAACGGCTGGCATCAGCAACCCCAACATCGTCAGCCCGTATGGGAACCAGACGGTCACTTGGGACATGACTGATCCCAACATGCCGAAGCCCACGATCACGCAAACGCTGACGCCCGACGCCCAAGCGGCCCTGAACGCACAGCAGCGCGTGGACAGGGAACTTGCCGAACTCGGCAGTCAGGGCATCGGCACGGCCAAAGAGATTCTCGGCACGCCGTTCAAATATACCGGCCCCGAAATTCAAACCTCGTTTGAACAAGGCCCGGCCCTTAATTATGGCCCGACTATGGGTCAATACGGCACCGCGCAGGGCGTGGACATAAGCCAGTTTGGACAGAATGAAGGCCTGAACGAAAATCAGTATGGCAGCGCGGGAGGCATTAACGCCGGGGCTTATGGGCAAGCCGGGGGCGTCAATCCTAATGCTTACGGCCAAGCGGGCGCGGTCAATGCAAACGCTTATGGGCAAGCTGGCGGTGTCAATGTTGACGCCTACGGACAGGCTCGCGGAATCAACTACGGCGACTTTGAGCAAGCCCGCAGCCTTGGCGCTGGAGATTTTGGCCTAGCAAACGCCATCAACGCGAATGAGTTTGGCTTGGCCTCTGGCTTTAACGCCGGGCAATACGGCCAAGCCCAACGCAATCTTGACCTGTCTGGCGTTTCAAGGATGCCCGTCAACGCGGGCATGACGGGCCAGCAGGCCATTCTTCAGCGCCTGTCTCCGCAATTGCAGCGCCAGCGCGAAGGGCTGAGGACCCAACTTATCAACCAGGGCCTTCGCCCCGGCACGGAAGCCTATGCGCGGGCCATGGAACAGCAGGGCCAGCAAGAGAACGACCTGCTGACCCAAGCCGCCCTGCAAGGCATTAACGTCGATATGGCGGCTAACCAGCAGGGCTTTGGGCAGGCCGCGACGGCTGCCGGGCTCTACAATCAGGGCCTTGGGCAAGACTTTGGTCAGGGTCTTCAGGCGCTTCAAGCGACCAATCAGGCGATTGCTCAAAACTTTGGTCAAGGCATGTCGTCCCAGCAGCTTAAGAACGCTGCTGTTTCGCAAAACTTTGGACAAGGACTTGCCGCGCAGCAACTGCGAAATCAAGCGATTGACCAAAACATTCGCAATGCGGCAATGGCGCAAGATACGCAAAATCAAGCCATTGCTCAGAATTTTGGACGCGGTGTAACTGCTCAGCAGCTTCAAAACCAAGCGATTGCCCAAAATTTCGGCCAGGGCATGTCGGCTCAGGAAATGCAAAACGCGGCTATTGCTCAGAATTTTGGGCAAGGCGTCACGGCTCAACAACTTCAGAACCAAGCCATTGGTCAGAACTTTGGACAAGGCCTGTCCGCCCAGCAGTTGCAAAATTCCGCGATTGCTCAAAACCTGCAAAGCGGACTGGCTGGCTTGCAAACGCGCAACGACGCTCGCAACGCCAACATCTCCAACGCCATGCAAGCGCAAGCCATGCAAAATGCTGCAATGCAGCAGAACTACGGGCAGGCGGCAAATCTTGCCGGGTTGTATAACTCAGCGGCGGCTCAGAACTACAATCAGAACATGCAGCGTGCTCAGTTTGGCAACACGGCCTCCGATCAGGCCCTTGCCCGCGCCCTGCAACTCCGCAATCAGCCGCTCAACGAGATCACGGCGCTCATGGGCGCTTCGCAAATCCAGAACCCGCAATTCCAGGGTTACACGGGTGCGAACGTGAGCGCCGCGCCGGTCTATCAGGCGGTGGGTGATCAGGGTAATTATGCCATGGGCATCTATGGTCAAAAAATGGCGGCTCGCAATGCTAATATGCAGGCTTTGGGTAATGCCGCTGGCACCGCCGCAAGCATCTTCCTTAGCGACATGCGCCTGAAGTCCAACATTGAGCGTGTGGGCACGCATCCGCTTGGCGTCGGTGTCTATGAGTATGACATTGACGGCCACCGTGAGCGCGGCGTGATGGCTCAAGAAGTGTTGCAGGTTAAGCCTGAAGCCGTCACTATGCGCGACGACGGCTTCTACATGGTCGATTACGGGGCTCTCTAATGCCAACTATCAGCCTCACAGACTTCAAAGCCACTCAAGAAGCCGCAGAACGGCAAAGGCGTCTTGCCGCCGCGCTGCGTGAGCAATCTCTCGCGCCCATTCAAGTCCAATCCTACAACGGGATTCAGGCCCCCATTCCCGTTACGGAAGTGCTTGCCAAGGCGCTCGCGGCCTATGCTGCTAATCGCAAGGAAAAGAAGGCCGAAGAAGCCCTTGCCACGGGTCGCGCCAAGGCTCGCACTGAGGCTATGGACTTCGTGCGCGGGCTCAAGCAAGAGACGCCCCAGGATCGTTTCATTGCGCCGCCAAACTTCCAGCCTGAACAGCCGGGCTTCATTGACCGACTGAAGCAGGCCGGGCAATCGTTCATGCCGCAACAGGCCCCGCAACCGGCCCCGCCGCCTCAGCCTATGGTCGCCCCGCCTCAAGGTGCGCCTATGGCCCCGGCGCAGCCCATGCCTATGCCGCAAGGCCCTGAGGCCCTGCCTCAAATGTCGGACATGCGGCAAATCCCGGCTGAACTCCAGAACCGCGCTCGCTCGCCCGAAGAACAACAGCAGATGCTCATGGACGCCGCGATGAGCGGTAATCCGTATCTGGAGAGCATCGCGCCGAGAATGTATGAGGACATTCAGGACCAGCAGGCCGCAATCGCGGATCGTGAGCGCAAGATGGGCGCTATCATGGGCCTGGACCTCCCCGACGATCAAAAGGCCGCGTTGATGGCGGAACTTGATTTGGGGGATAGCAAGCTTCTGTCCCAATTCAACAAGCCTCCTGTTCCAATCCAGTCCCCCGAGGGCGTCATTGGCCTTGTGGCTCAAAAGGTCGCGCAGGGTCAGCCTTTGACCAAGGGTGAGCAAGACATTTGGAACATCTACACGGCGCGTGAGCGTAAGCGGGCTTACATTGCCCCGCGTGGTGGCGGCGGCTCTGGCGGTGGATCAGGTGGCGGCGCTGGCGGTGGTGGTGGCAATGCCACCATGAACGCCCTTGAGACCGAACTTCGCAGAAGGGGCATCTTGAAGTGACCGACTTCAGCAAAATGTCCGATGATGAGTTGCTGGCTATGTATCAGCAACTCAAAGGCTCGTCTGGTGGCAAACCTGCGGTTCCTCGTGTCGAGGAGCGCCAGACTGCCTATAACACCGGGCGTATTCTTGCAAGCGCGCAAGAAATGGAAAGGGCTATCCAGAAAGACCCCGGAGCAGTGAAGCCTAACGCTGCGGAGGCTTTTTTTGCTGCAATGCCTCGCGGTGAAGGAGTGGCAAACGCCCTGCGTTCGCCGCAAAGACAGGTTGTGTCTCAGGCGCAAGATGATGTGATCGACGCGCTCCTGTATCTCGCCACGGGTGCGGCATACAACAAAGAGCAGCTTGAGCAGCAGCGGTCGTCCTACAAGGTCAACTTTACCGACAAGCCCGAGGCTATTTCGGCCAAGCAGCGCAGGCTTCGCAATCTGGTTCAAGCCGCCAAAGAGCGTTCAGGCTCGGCCTGGAGTCCGCAACTTGAGCAGCAATTCAATGCCGCGTTTGGTTCTCAGATGGGACCGACGCAGGCGCAACCTAAGCCCGGCCTTCCCGCTGTCCCCGCCGCTGCATCTGGCGCTTATAATCAGAGCTTGAAGCAGGGCCGGATTGATAAGAGCAAGCCCTTTGGGACTAGGGCCAATCCGTATGTGGCGCGGTCGCTGGAAGTCGCCAACCGGCTTCCCAAGGGCTCTTACGTCTATCTGCCTGACGGCAAATTGGGTGTGGTGGAATAATGCCTATCAGGATTGTTGAGGATAAGCCCAAGACCGTAGGCAACGTCCGCATCGTTCAGGATGGTCCGCCCAAGATTTCGCAAAGCCTTGGCGCGTTCCAGGGGCTTGCTAACGTGGTCGGCAACTACGGCAAGTCCATTCCACGCAACTTCGGCGTCCTGCCCAACTTGCCTGAACTGGCGGGCATTGCAGGCCGCGTGGTTGTATCCGAAGCCGAGAAGCGCGGATATAAGCCGGGTAAAATTGGTCGGTTCATTGGTGAGACGGTTGCCACGGCTCCGACCTTGGCTGCCGGTCCTGTCGTCGGGGGCGCGGCTCAAGGACTGCTGACTCGTGAAGGCGGGCGCGGCGACCTTGCCAATGCGCTCATGAGCGCGGGCACGGGTGCGGTTCTCGGCAAGGTGGGCGATGTTGGCAGCAAGGCGGTCGCCAAGGCCCTGACCCCGGCAGTCAAGAAGGTCGCCGTCAAGCCGCTTGAGGAATTGGCTCAGGTCAAGGACGCCGCCTATGACGCCGTTGAAAGAACTGGCGTCAAGTATGCGCCTCAATCGCTTCAAGGCGTGGCTCAGTCGATTACGCAAACGGTTGCCAAAGACCTTGATCCCGGCCTGCATCCTCGCGTCGTGTCCGTCCTGAACAACCTGAATGACAGGTTCTCGCAAGGGCCGCTGTCCATCAAAGAAGTGGACAACGCACGGCGCTTTGTCCGCGCTAATATCTTCGACAAGGCCAGCACGGACGAAGAAAAGCGTTTCGGGCAAATGATCGTTGATGGCCTGGACGATTTTGTAAACTCGGCTGGCCCTGCCGATGTTGTCGGTGGCCGCGCTGATGATGCGGCGAACGCCATCAATACCGCCCGTGACATGAACACGCGGTTTAAGAAAACGGAAACGGTCCTCGACGCGCTGGAAATGGCGGCGAACAGGGCCGGGGCGAGTGGTAGCGGCGGCAACATCGACAACGCCACGCGCCAGCAGATGCGCCGCGTGCTTGAAACGTCCAAGAACCTGACCGATCAAGAGAAGGAAATCCTGACTGCCATCGTTCGCGGGGAAAAGCTTTCCAACGTCCTGCGAATGGTTGGCAAGTTCTCGCCTTCTGCTGGCGGGCTTCCGGCTTGGCTGAATTTGTTTGCTACAAGCGTGACGGGTCCGCTTGGTCTGGCTACGGCGGTTGTGGGCGCGGGGGCCAAGACGGCGGCGGATCGAATGACCCAGGGCCGCACTCAAGACTTGCTTCGCGTTATGCAGGCAGGCGGCAAGATCAATCCCAATCAACTCACGCCTGAGCAACTGCGTCGTATTGGCAGGGCCGGGGCGTTCACGGCTGCAACGCCTTCGGCTGATATTGCCGAGGCCCTGAGAGGTAATCAGTAATGTCGTTCAACGGCTCTGGAACATTCCTCATTAACAGCGCGGGGCAGCCCGTCGTCACGAACACGATCATCAGTTCGACGGCGTTCAATGCGCTCACGGCTGACCTTGCGACGGGGCTTAGCACCTGTCTGACCAAGGACGGGCAGACCACGCCCACGGCCAATATCAAGCTTGGCGGGTTCAAGCTGATCAACGTAGGTGCGCCTACGCTGTCGGGTGATGCGTTGTCATTTGGCAATGCGGCTACAATCTCCACGCTGACCTTGACCAATGCCCTGACCGTCGCCAATGGCGGCACTGGCGCGGCCACGCTGACCGGCGTCCTGAAGGGCAATGGAACGTCTGCATTTACCGCCGCCACGGCGGGCACGGATTACGTCTCTCCGTCTGTCTCGACTAGCTTTACAGCAATTCAAATCTTTTCGGGCTCGGCCAGCACGCTTGCGGCCAAACTCATCAATGCCGTTGAAAAGGTCACGATCAGCGCCACGGCGGCGACGGGCACGATTGCCTACAACGTCACGGATCAATCGGTCCTGTATTACACCACGAACGCTTCTGGCAACTGGACGCTGAACGTGCGTGGCAATGGCACGACTTCGCTCAATTCGCTCATGGTGACGGGCGAGAGCATTACGATTGTGTTCCTGGTGACGAATGGCGCTACGCCTTACTACCAGTCTGCCTTTCAGATTGATGGGTCGTCAGTGACGCCCAAGTGGCAAGGCGGCACGGCCCCGACTACGGGTAATGCGTCCTCAATTGACGCCTATACCGTGACCATCGTTAAGACGGGCGCTGCGACGTTCACGGCCTTTGCGGCTCAAGTGAAGTTTGCCTGATGCCGGTCCTGTCCACATACGGCGCTGCGGCGGCTCGCTCTTATGGCATGTTTGCCGGGCGTAATGTCACGCCTACGGTTGAATATCTTGTCATTGGCGGCGCAGGTGGTGGCGGCAGTGGTACCTCTGGGGGTGGCGGCGGCGCAGGTGCGTTCAGGACGGCTACCGGATTTTCTGTTTCGGCTGGTTCTGCCATAACCGTTACCGTTGGTGGGGGTGGCCCTGGCGGCGGCGTCGGGGGATCAGGCACAAAGGGGACAGATAGCGCATTTTCCAGCATTACCGCCGAGGGTGGAGGCTATGGTGGTGGGGGGTTTTTCCCCGTGGGGGGCGATGGAGGCTCGGGTGGCGGTGGCGGCGGCGCAAGTGTTGGTGGCTCTGCGACAAATGCTTCATACGGAAACAATGGCGGAAATACTCGCGGGGGTGGGGGTGGTAAAGGAAGCGCGGGGGGGGCTGCTGGTGCTTTTGGCGACGGCGGCGCAGGCGGCGCAGCGTCCGCAAGCTCTATTTCCGGTGCATCCGTAAGCTATTCCGGCGGCGGCGGCGGCGGCAATTCTGGAAGTGGATCGGGAGGCACTGGCGGAACCAACGCGGGAAGTGGCGGAACGTCTGCCGCAGGTGGCGATGGAACTGCCAATCGCGGCGGCGGCGGTGGCGGTGGTGGCAGCAGCACTACATACGTCGGAGGCAATGGCGGTTCTGGCACCGTGATTATCCGCTATGCTGACTCTTTCCCCGCCGCCACGGCGACCACGGGCTCTCCGACCGTCACTGTGTCGGGCGGTTATCGCATCTACGAATGGACTAACTCAGGCTCAATCACGTTCTGATCATGGCTCATTTCGCTCAACTTGACCCCAACAACATCGTGCTTCGCGTGATCGTGGTCGCCAATAGCGACATCACGGTCAACGGCCAGGAGAGCGAGGCCAAGGGCATTGCCTTCTGCCAGTCGCTATTCGGCCCCAATACGCGGTGGGCGCAGACTAGCTACAGCGGCTCAAAGCGTAAGAGGTATGCAGGCGTGGGCTATTCATTCGATGAGCAACGTGACGCCTTTATCCCGCCGCAGCCGTATCCGAGTTGGACGCTTGATCCAGAAACTTGCGATTGGGTTGCACCTATCCCTATGCCGAATGACGGTCATTGGTATACATGGGATGAATCAACTCAATCCTGGGTGAAGAAAGCCATGACCGATGTCCAGCCTCTCTGACGCAGAGATTGAACACATTGCCGACAAGGCCGCTGAGAAGGCCATCGTCAAGGTATATGAGCAGATTGGCCGGTCCGTCGCCCAACGGGTGTTCTGGTTCATTGGCGTCATCTTCGTCTCAGGGTGCGCGCTTCTCGTTGGCACTAACGTCTTGAGGAACTAGGGCATGATTTCAGACGAAGAGTTCATCGCCGTCTGGCAGCAATGCAAATGTTCCCCCTCAGTCGTAGCCCGAAAACTTAACGTCCAAATCCGCGAGGTCTATCGCCGTCGTCAAAAGATGGCGGATCGTGGCATTGTCCTTGAGACGCATCCCGTCAACAGTTCGGGTGCAGCGCAGACCACCTACACGCAATCCTGGTCCTATACCCGCGAGCGCACCGCCGAGGTGATCGACGGCAACGTCATCATCTTCTCCGACGCGCACTTCTGGCCCGGTGGCCGCACGGTCGCCAATGAGGCGCTGCTGAAGCTTATCAAGCGGCTCAAGCCCGCCCGCATCATTGCCAATGGCGATATCTTTGACGGCGCGAGGATCAGCCGTCATGACCCGCATGGATGGGGGCAGCCGCCTTCCGTCAAGGAAGAACTGGACGCCTGTCTTGAGCGGATGCACGAAATCGCCCTCGCCGCACAGCGTGGGACGCCTCTGGATTGGAATATCGGTAACCATGACGCACGTTTCGACAGGGCGATGGTCGTCAACGCAGCCGAATATGAAGGCGTCGTGGAACGCTTGGCGGATAGGTTCCCAGAGTGGGAAATGGCGTGGTCAATCCGCCTTAACGGGTCGGTCATGGTCAAGCATCGCCAAGCCAATGGCGTTCACGCAGCCTACAACAATACACTGAAGGGCGGGCTGTCGATGGTGACGGGGCACTTGCACCGCCTCGCCATCACGCCTTGGGCCGACTACACGGGCAGGCGTTGGGGCGTCGATACGGGCACACTATCTGATCCCCTGGGGCCTCAATTCGAGTATCTTGAGAACAACGCAACGCCTTGGTGTAGCGGCTTTGCCGTCCTAACATTCAAGGACGGGATGCTCCTGCCGCCGGAACTGTGTGAAGTCATAGACGGCGTGGCCTACTTTCGCGGGGACGCGGTATGACCAAAGAGGTCCAGTGGTTCTGGCGGCGCTTGTTCACGTTCCTGTTTACAAGCGTCAACAGCATCGCCATTGCCGCCGTGGTCTGGAAGATGGACGATCCCCACGCCCTGAAATGGATTGGCCTGGGGCTCATCTTTGCGAACATCATGTTGGCCTTCGTCTACATGGCGGGCGCTACGCTGGTGGACCTTACGCGGCTTAAGGGCGAGGCCATACAGACGGCGCAAGAGGTCAAGGACATCGTGTCATGATGAAGCTGAACCGCTACGTCCTGATTTTGTGCTTCGTGGTCGTAGCCTTCGGGCTGATCGTGGCCGGGTATTACAAGGTCATGTTTGATATCCAGCGCAAGCGGGCGGAAGCGTCGATTGCCGAGGCCAAGGACGCACGCCGCGCCCTGGAGGCTGCTGAGACATACAACCGGCAAACCATCATCATCCGAGAGAAGGGCAATGCCGCCACACAACGTATCCAACAAGCGCCCAATGCGATTACGCCTGTCCCTGACGACGTTCTGTCTGCTTGGCGCGATGGCATTAACCGGGTGCGCGGGCTCGACGCCGCCCCTGACAATCCCGCAAGCGTTCCGTGAGCCCTGTATCGGTCCTGATACACCTGTCAAGACGATAGGCGACCTTGCTGTGTTCTCCGTGCAACAGGAGGTCGCGCTACAGGACTGCGAGGCCAAACGCGCCGGATTGGTTGGATTGATGGACAAGCCCAAAAAGCCTTGGTGGAAACTATGGTAGCGACGAACTTCCCTAACTCTTTGCGACTCGTTCTCAAACACGAGGGCGGATTCTCGAAGCATCCCGCTGATCCCGGCGGGGCCACCATGCTTGGCGTGACCAAGAAGGTATGGGAAGCCTATACGGGCGATGTCGTGACCGAGGCGGATATGAAGCGCCTCACGCCGGATGATGTTGGCCCGCTTTATCGGCGCAACTACTGGGACAAGTGCAACTGCGACAACCTGCCCGGTGGCCTGGATTACGCGGTGTTCGACTATGCCGTGAATAGTGGCGTCATGCGGGCCTGTAAGGTGCTTCAGGCGGCTTTGGGCGTAAAGACGGACGGAGTGATAGGCCCGGCCACGATTGCCGCTGCACGGGCTTCTGAGGGGCTTATTCAGCGGTATTGCGGCGAGCGGTTGCGGTTCCTCAAGGCGCTCCCGCATTGGCCGTCATTTGGCAAGGGCTGGGAGCGCCGGGTCAGGGAAGTTCAGGCGAAGGCGGTTGCGATGGCAACTCTGCCAGATGCTCCCGCAGCAGGGGGAGAAAGTGTTCGAGCCGCAATACAACGCGCCATTTCTCCCCGTTCTGGCGGTAGATAACGGTCGGGATTTCGCCCGGCTTTGAGCAAGCCTCCACCTGACGACACCACTTCATGATAGCAAGTGTCTCCTGGCGCTTGCACTCAATCCGATACGGGCCAACCGTGATGTCGTCCGCACCGTCGCGGGCTTGCCCGAGGTTGCGCTTCACGACGAAGCCGAGTTCATCCGATAGCAGCTTGGCGAGTTCGTTTTCGCCGCGAGCGCCTTTGTTCCTGCTCATGCGTCCGGTCATTTCATTCCCCTGCGTGTTGTTGAAGCAGCCACGCTCTGCTCATTCAAAAGGGATCGGGTCGTCAAACGGAACGCCGCCATTGTCGCCAATTTTCTTGCGCTTGGGCGTAGCGGCCTTGGCGGACTTCAGCAGCATTTCGCTAGGCTCGAATCCAGGGCCATTCTTGAACGTGGTCCCGTCCTTGGCCTGATACTCGACGTAATTCTCGCCGCCATCAATCGGGTTGGCCGGGACAAGCGGCGGGATGAAGATATGGCTATCGCAGCCCTTGCGCTGCTCCGCGCCAGTCAGCCACTTGTTATGCAGGCCACACTTCCACATGCCCTTATCAACAGGCGTGGAATGTGAACAGGTGCGACAATTCACCGCAGGCAGGCCGTCGTGATGGCAGAACTTGTAGAAGTCGCACATCTTGCACTGCCAGTTAGCCGGGTCGTCGCTGATCCGCCCCGGAGGCGCGGTCATGTTGATCGTGCGCTTGGCGCGGTCCATCAGGGACTCGAACACCTTGCGGTCAAAGTGGACCCATTCCGCATAGATTTCGTCGGTGTCCTTGTTGACCGCCATATACATAGCCCGGTCCAGTTTCATCAGGCCCATATAGGTTTGCATCTGGGCGTAATGCTGGGGCTTGGCTTCCTTGACGGTCTTGGTCCGCACTTCGTGGTATGACTTTGATGAGTGCGTCTTGATTTCCAGCACGGCCCAGGTCTTAGGGGCTTCTGGAAAGCCTTGACCGATGCCATCAACGGAACCGCCAAAATGACCAGACTCATCCCGACATTCAATCTGCTTGCCTGCATCTTCGGTATGCAGTTCAACGCCGATCCCGCGCAACTCTTCGTAAATGCGCGGCTCTTCGCGCTTGCCGGTCGAGAAGATGCGTAGGAGACGCCCGTTGAATTGAGGCAACTCAACCCAACGGAACGTCAGCCACAGATAACGGTCGCAGTGATGCCCGATCAGGGACGCGCCGAGATGATCCCGGAAGTCCTCCTTTCTCCTCTCATACCAAGCGTAAATCTCGCTCGCGGTCGTCCGCGTGGGGGCAGGCACTGCGACCATCGTCTTAGCGCTCCCAGGGCTTCTTGGTAGTGGGTTCAGCCTTGGCAGCGACCGGCTTTGCAAGCACGGGCTTGGAACCGCCCGATGCCGAATAGCCCATCACGCGGTTGCGGGTCTGGTCCTTGCGGTCGATATCCAGATGCAGCGTGAACGGGATTTCAAGCAACTGGTCGGTGTCGGACAGGGGCAGTTGGCTGACCGCCGTGGCAAGCTGGTTAAGCTGGCTACGGGCAATCTGCATCGTCTGCTCGGACGGATTGTTGACGTTCAGGCGCTCCCAAATCTTGCGACCGGAATGTTCGCCGTCGATGATGTCGATGGTGAGTTCGATATACTCGCCATTGCCCGCCTTGGTAGGCTTCAGGTCCGTGCGCGTCACCACGGCGGTATATTCGCCGGGAGGCAGGGGCGCGAAGTCCGAACGCGGGGCGGCTTCGTATTGGGTAACGTCAAAGTCGATAGAGGGCATTGGTTTAGGCTCCTAGTTGATTGCGGCTTCGAATTCATCCCAGGCCATAGGGATATGGTCGGGAAGGCTATAGCGGTTTTTCGCCATGTAGGCCGGGCGCTCGTTGGTATAGAGAAGCCTCTCGCCGGTCGAAATTCCGCGATTGCTGGTTTTGTTGAACCCAACGTCGTCCTTCTTCACGAGGGTCTTGTAGTTGCCGAACAGCACCGCATCAGCCCATTCCCGCAGGATGGCGCTAGAGCGGTCCTGTAGCTTGGGCTGGTATCGGTCGTAAGGCTCGACTTCGGGACTGTCGAAACGCTTGATCGTGCAATGCGCGATCAGGATGACGGCCATCTTGCGGTCGTTACGCAGGGCGTCCAGGCCGTCAAGGATTTCCCGCCAGCGGTTCGCCACCAACACCGCGCCCTTGCCATAGGCGAGGTCTTTGGCGTCATACTTGGCTTCCACTTCCTGCCAGATCATATTCTCCAGCCAGTCGGCGGAGTCCAGCACCACGGTCTTGAAGTCGTGGGACTCGCTGTAGAGCGTTCCGATAGCCTCCAGAACGTCGCTGGTGGAGCGGGCAAGCGGGAAGTGATCCACCTTTAGCGAGCCCAGGCCGTCCTCTGTCAAGATGAACACGGGGTTAGGCGCCCCGGCGGCGAAGGTGGTCTTGCCGATCCCCTCCACGCCATAGAGCATGACGCGAGGGGCCGAGATGGCTTCGGATTTGCGGATTGATTTCAGGTCAAACATTGTCGCGGCTTTCGATTTGGATTCCGGTCTTGGCGGGCTTGACGGTGAGGGCTGGGCTCAGGCGCTTGTAGAGGTCGGGGCGATATTCACGCAGCTTCTTAAGCTTGGGCTCATCGATTGCGATTGTGGTTTTCAGCACCTTCAGGTTCTCGGGGAAGTTGCGGCTCAGGGTTTCGATTTCGGTGATGTCGGCTTTGTAGGTCAGCTTTCCGATGACAACGATCTTGTAGGGTCCGGCTGTGTGCGTTTCGCGGCCTTCGTCTTTGGCTCCGGTTATGGCGATGATTTCCTCTTCGATTGCGACGCGATGGGCGTTGGCTTGGGTTTCGGCGTGCTTGGCTTGAACCCAGGCGTCAGCAAGCTGCGCCAGGGCGGTTTCTGAGTTTTGCATTGGTTTCTCCTTCCAATGAGGCTGACCCTAAACCCGAACCGAAATGCGATGCAAGAGGTTTTTTTGCACAAAATGCACTTGCGGAAAACGGAACGCCGGGGCTAGGGTAGGGAGAGAAGGAGATTTCCCTATGAATTCGATCCGAGGGCGTGAACAGCCCGCTTATGACATTGTGACCATGCTTGGCGGCGTCACCAAGGCCGCTGAAATCTGCGGAACCTATCCGTCCACGGTGTCCCGGTGGCTGCATACCACAAGTAAAAAGGGAACCGGCGGAAAGATTCCGCTTAAGTATTGGCAGCCGATCCTAGATCACGCTGCAAAATATGGAAAGAAGATCACGCTTGAAACGCTCTATAAGGGTTGACCGTGCAGAACAGCGAATTCCTCGCTCATGTGTATGGCGACCTGGGCCAAGCGTTCGGGTGGACAACTTCATTCCGCGCTGACCCCAATGCCGCCGATCCTACTATGTGGGAAGGCAAGGCTTGGCGGGCGACGGACGCACAGAAGCGCCTGATTGACGCCCGCGAGGCGGACAACAATTTCTATTGTGTCGCCGCTATGGCTGGCCGCGAGATCAAGCGGCGCAAGGCTCACTTTGAGCGCCTCTGCGTGCTTGTAGCGGACGACGCTACGTTGGACGGCCTTGCCGCGCATCCGACCTACATCATCGAAACGTCGCCGGGGAAATACCAGATTGGTTGCATCATTGATGCGACAGACCCGGACGCACGAAACGCCGCGCTGATTGATAAGGTCATGCAGGTCATGGCCTCCGAGGGGCTCGTGGGCGCGGATGCGTCGGGCAACAACCTGATTCGGTATGTCAGGCTCCCCCAAGGCGCGAACACGAAGAAGCGGCCTAGCGGCGCGTTCTCTGCCCGGCTGCTGCAATTCGACGCGGAGCGGGTCTATAGCCTTGAGGACGCCTGTATGGTGTTCGGCATTGACCTTGACCGCCTGCGCTCGGAAACCGTGGTCCCGCTACGGCGCGAACTGAAGCCGCGCACCAATGCGGCGCAACTGATTGAGGCCCTGGTTACGCCAGACCTGAGCGAGCGAAGCTATCATGACCCGCTGCTGAAGCTTACGGCCAAGCTGGCGAGCGAGGGTGTAAAGCCTGACACGACAGTTGAGGTCGTCACGGGGATTATGCAGGCAGGCAGGCCCGCTGATGGTCCTGAATTGCGCCGCTGGGAAGCCCGCGTCCAAGAAATCCCGCGTCTGGTTAAGGGTGCGGTCGAGAAGTTCGCCCCTGAGCCCGTCAAGCCATTTGAGCCTAGCGGGCTGATCCGCACGGCCAATGACGTTGGCAGGGAATTTGAGGATATCGACTGGATCGTTGATGAACTGATCCCCGAACAAGCGGTCGGCATGATCTTTGGTGCCAGTGGCACGTTCAAATCCTTCATCGCCATTGACCTGTGCTGCCATATCGCCAACGGGATGGAATTCATCGCCAAGGAGACGCGCAAGGCTCCGGTCCTGTATCTCGCGTCCGAAGGTGGCGCGGGTATCTATCGGCGTATCCAGGCGTGGCACAAGCACCACGGCTTGCCGATCTCCGATGATGTCTGGCTTGTCACGACGCCCCTAATCCTGACCGTCAAGGAGCAGCTAGAAGCCCTGATTACGGCTATGGAGGCCATGACGGTCAAGCCCGCTTTCGTGGTTATTGACACGCTTTCGCAGACGTTCGCCGGGGACGAAAATTCGTCCAACGACATCGCGTCCTATATCCGCGCGATCAACACGGACATTCGCGCGCGGTTTGGGTGTTCGGTGGCGGTCATCCACCACACCGGCCACAATGCGTCAGACAGGCCGCGAGGGTCGTCCGCGATGATGGCGAACCTGGATTACCTGCTAGGCGTATTCAAGCCCGATCCAGAAGCCAGCACGGCGCGTATGATGGTTGTGAAGCAGAAGGACGGGGACCGTCTGGACGACATGTATTTCACGATGGAACGCGAGGATTTGGGCGTCACCAAAAAGGGCAAGCCTGCCTCGTCGCTTGTGTCCGTCTATAACGATGCGCTACGAGCGGCGGGTGGCAAGACGAGCAAATACGATCTCGTCATCATGAACCTGCTTGAGAGCGGCAAGATCGTCTCCGAGGAAGAGATGAGGAACGCGATCAAGGATGAGGCTGGGTGCAGCGCGGACACCGCCCGTCAGGGGGTCAGGCGTTCCCTCATCAAGCTGGTCAACAGCGGCTATGTCCGTCGCGCTGGTTCGGACGCCTGGAAAAAGGCGTGAAGCCTCTTCCATAGTGGGCTCTGCCTTGGGGCCTGGAAGGTCTAGCATCCAACGCCAATGAGCGCGGGATTGGCTGTATGCGGTTTGCTTGTCCATTTGTAACTCACGCATGAGGCTCAAGACGGCTTGTGTCTCATGATTGCGGTTTGATGATCCACAAAAAGCAAGGGCCGAGGTTTCCCCCGGCCCTGCGACTCACGCCCGAAGCCGTGAGGGTGGTCAATTTTCAGAAGGGTTGCCCCCCTCGCGTGGAGGAGAGACACGCGAAGGGGGCGGCGAGGAATTCTTTTTCTTCAACTCAACTCGCGGAGGTCTTTTATACGCTTTCGAGTCGCCGCGCAATTGAATTGCACGATTGATCTTGCGGGTGGCCCAGGATTTATGGATCGCCGTTTTCATGGCGGCGGAAACCCGGCGGCTGAATTCCTCCGGGTTGTCTTTTCTCCATTGGTGGGCGGCTTCAACGCCATTGGTCGAATAAGTGCGCCTGAGCGCCCGCAAGGCACGGTAATAAGCCGCATCGCCGCGTAGCTTGCCCTTACTAGACTTCCGGCCCTTAATCCGGCCTTCCTCCATTTGTTCAGGCGTCAAACGATGCTGGTTAGGCCGCTGGTCCTTGCGCGGCGGGAGATAGCCCCATTCAAACATGCTGCTTCTTGAATCCCAGTCGATACATTCGCCCCAGGACCGCGCTACGGGACTTGCCCAATTCAAGCGCGATCAGGCGGGCAGTATAGCCGTCGCGCCACATGGCATAAAGCGTGGCGTCCTCCTCTTTAGTCCATTCAACCGGACGCCCGGCCATTAGCCAAACTCCGTTTGTTTAGTCGTTGATTCCCATTTCATGATTAGTTTTCCGATTTCTTTTGCGATCTGCGGGACGACGGCATTTCGGATGGTGTCAAATCGGTCCACCCGATTGGTAGTCCCATTATCCACTCCTCGAAACTCGGCAATCTTAGCTTGCCAAGGGGCGTTCCACGGAAAGGATTGCTGCTGCCGCCCCATTCGTCCAATCTTCCAGCAACGTGGTTCCTGCCGTGATTTGATGTCCCCGATGGGGTAGGCAATAATCCAAGTCCGCGCACGTTGGTGCGGGGCTCCGAAATCGCAAGCTCGGAGACGATACCATTCCGCATCATACCCGAAGCCGGCAAGCCCTTGGAGGACCGTTCCCAGGCCTCTAGTTCGCAGGGCTCCTGAATTTTCGATGATGACATATTTGGGCCTTATTTCGCCAATCAAGCGTAGATATTCAAACCAAAGGGAACTTTCAGTCCCAAGCAAACCGGCACCCTTGCCTGCCGGGGAAATATCCTGGCATGGAAACCCGCCGCAAATTACGTCAATTTCAGATTTGATGTCTGATGCTTTAAGCGTCTTGATGTCTGCATGACACGTTACGCCTGGCCAATGCTTTTTAAGCACTTGCCTAGGCCATTCCTCAATCTCGCAAAAAGCTACAGTTTCAAATCCTCCAGCTTGCTCAAGTCCTAGATCAAGAGCGCCAATACCGGAAAACAGCGAAAGAACCTTCATTTCCAAGGCTCCTCTCAGCCAAACTCCGGTTGCTCGGGCAATAGCCAGCGACGGACGGCGGCGTATCGGGCGACCTTGTAGAGGCCGTAAAGGCGCGGCCAATGGTGACGCAGAGAATCCCATCGCTCCGCGTCCATCATCGCGTCGTGGGCGTCATAATAGGCTTGCAGTTCCTGCGGATAAGTCATGCTGGCTTGTCCTCATGTTGTGTCGAAAGTAAATCTTCCAATTGCTCACGGATGCGACAGACATAAGCCGCCGCTTGCATGTATTGCAGATGCACTCTGGCTTCATGCTCCTGGGCCTCAGATAGCCGCAAGCGAAGCTGGTTTATGCGGTCGTTGGTCTGCATCATTCGTCCCATTCGGTCTTGATAACCGCCTTAATCCGGTGGGTGATGGTGGCGATGAAGAATTCCTTGCCGGGGTCCGCTTTGGCGTAGGTTTCGGCCAGTTCGCGGATTTCGTGCAGATTGTCTTTGTGGCCTACCGGCTCGCATTGACCGTCCAGAATAACGTATTCAGTCTTATTCATCGGTGGGATTCCTCGTTAAGAAATGATGGCCCAAGCCAGGATGGCAAGGAACGCACCGACAGCCGCCACGCCTAGCCCGAACGCCAGAGCGTCGGAGCAGTAGCCGTCAGCGGGATGCGGCGGGCTCGACGGGACGCGCAGGGCGTCGATGATGTGGAGGATGAGCCAGCTAGGGTTCACGGCTGGCCTCCTTTGCGATGGTGGCGGGGTCGAGCAGGCGGATGGCGTCGTCAAAGTTGGCGGGCATGACAGCCCAATTGACGGCCTCCCGCGCAGCAGCCTCCAGCCCTAGCCGGATGCCCTCTAGGCGGGCGGCGTTGATCAGGTGTTGGTTGAGGACGAGGAAGTGTTTTACGTTGGGCCAATCGGCGTCGCTGGCTTCGCTTGGGTAATTGCTGTTGAAGGAGCCCGAGACATACACCCACACATCATCCGCGACCGGCTGGGGTCCGCCGTCGTGTTGTTTCCAGTCAGTCATGGTCAGCCTTCTTTGCGATGGTGGCGGGGTCTAGGGCGCGGATGGCGTCGTCAAAGTTGGCGGGCATGACAGCCCAATTGACGGCCTCCCGCGCAGCAGCCTCCAGCCCTAGCCGGATGCCCTCTAGGCGGGCGGCGTTGATCAGGTGTTGGTTGATGATGGGGCTGTTGTGCAGCGCGATTTGCTTCCGCAAAGCCTCCTCCAGCGCCTTGATCCTCTCGTAGGCGTCAAGAAGTTGCTCGCCATGATCGTTCGCCCGCTGTTGAGCGGCCCCGGCGATATGCTCCAGCGCCTTGACCGTCTCAGCGGATGCGGCCTGTCCGGCGCGGTAGCCCTCCAGCCAATTTCGACGGCCTTCTGCTTCCTGCTCAAGCTGCGAGTCATATCCCCCGGATCGCGCAAGAGCGACATGGGCGGCTACGGTTTCCGGCGGCAAGCCTTTGGCAATGAGGCTTTCCCAAAATTGCACGCTTTGTTCCCTCGCCCACAGCAAAGCCTCGTCGGGTTCACTCACTGGTCAGCCTCCTTGAGCCGGTCATACTCGGCCAGTTCTTCGGCCAACTCGTCACGCACACTGACCATGCCGTCATACACGGCCCGATGCCCGCGCTCGCTAACTCCCGGCGGCGCTTTGGCCGGATCAAATCCAACGAGCGCGGATTCAAACTCCGCCAGCCTTTGCCGGGTGACCTCGTATTGCCTGCGCGACTTAATCACTGGTCAGCCTCCCTTTTGACGGTCCATAGCTGGCGGGCCAGCGATACCAGCAGGGTATCCGGCATGGCATCAAAGGCGGTGTGGTGGCGTTCAACGTCCTGGCGGCTCATGCCGTCGAACATCTCGGCCTCTTCGAGCGCGTAGCCGACTGCTTTGCGGGCTTGTTCGGTGGGGGTCATTTCATCCTCATGTAACGTTTAACGTCTAGCGGCTTTGCCTGAACATAGGCAATCCGCCGGTGATGGTCGCAATAGACATGCCCGGTTGTGGGCATGGCGCAACTTAGCAGCCCCTCGCCGTCACCACCTACAGGCCACGCGCAAGCCATGGGGGCGCGGTCCATCAGGCGCGTCGGGCGTGATCCTGGCAGGGGCGAAAAGGCTTCGTCCATGACTTCCCGCCAAGGGCGTTTAACTATGTGTGCCTTGGGCGGGGGCGTGCCGATGTTGGCGGCGGTGGATAGCGTGATTGGCTTTTCCCTGGGATAGCGTAGCACGGGCTCGGGCTTGGGCTCTTTGGGGGCCGTGGCGCGTTTGCCAGCCTTGCGGACGGGTAGGCCCAGGCCAACCTGCCTAAGACGCCACAAGCGGCCTATAATGGCGTTGCGGGTCTTGTGCATGGTTCGGCCAATTTCGGTGGCGCTATGACCGCCAGCTTGCAGGTCTAGAAGCTGGCGGTCTTGTTCGGCGGTCCAGGGGGCGATCATGGCTAGTCGAGAATCCCGCGCATAGCCTCGCGGATGCAGGTAAGGTTGTAGCGGGCTCCGTCGGGCGTGCGGCATCCGGCAAGATTTCTCGCCATGTAGCGGGCGGCGCGATCAATGCCGCAATGTTGGGCCAGCCCCCTTGCTTGCGAATACAGACCCTCGTCATTGTTGAGCCAGAGCGACACGTTCCAAGCGTTCCAGCTACGGTGGCCTTGATGTGCAGACATCGCGTTTTCTCCTCTAAGCGATGATTGATCCTAAACCGGGTGATTTGAAATAGCAATAGCCTTTTGCGTTTTTTCTCACTTAGGCCATATCATAGGCAGGGTGATACCGAACGCGCCGCGCTTGTCGCCGTTGTCGCTGAACGCGCAAAAGCCGCCGTGGCGCATGATGATCCGGGCGTGTCGCTCGCATTGCGTCTTGAAGTCACCAGGGTCAATCGTGGCGATGGGCGGGCGGTCTTGCGTCTTGGCGATTTGTCCATAGCGGCCGCGAAGGCTAGCTGGCGTGCGACCAGGGAAGGCGTGGGCCATATCTGCCCATGCCTCGCCGTCGTTACGCAAGCGGAGCAATAGCAGGTCCTCCGCTTGCGTGTATGCGGGCGTCTTGGAGCGGGTCATGATTGGGCCCCGGTTGCCTTGGCGATGGCGGCGAGGGCGGGAGGGAGGTCAAGTTTGACCCCTGATGCAGCAGCGTCTCTTCCCGCGTTCCACGCGGCCCTGTGTTTGGGATCGCTTGGTCGCTTAATGCCCAGAACCCCGGCCCGATAGTGCGGCCCTAAATCGGTTCGCAGGTGAAGGTGCGGATCATCAAGGAAGGCTTGATAGATCGCCTTGTTCTGCGCGCTCATGCCGCACCCCCAAACACAACGAAAGCGGCGATGATGAGCCAGAGCAGCGCGCCGAATGTGAACGCGGTCAAAGCGAATTCCAGGGCTAGGGCTAGGAAGCGGGTCATGGTGCAATTTTCCTATGAGGGTTCAGGACAGGCGGGCGGAAAGCCGTTCAAAGATCTTGGCGGACTCCAGGGCCAACTTATCGGCGCGTTCCAGATCCTTTCGGGCCTTGGCCGTGCCGGGATAGAGGCTAGCCGCGCCGATGGTGAGTTTCACGATATCGCGTTCAATGGCGATAAGGCGTTCAAGGTCACTGACAGACATTAGGCTTTCTCCTGAATTGAGGGCCTATCAGGCGGCGCGAGGCCGCCTGAAGGTAACTTCACCGAATGCGCGGTTGGCAATCTTGGCTTCATCGCCGCGTTCGTGAAACTTGACGTAACACACATGATCGCCGCCGGAATGATCCTTACCGGGCTTGGCGGTCACTTGGGCATAGGCCACGCCTAGCCGCGTGTCCGCGTTCTCATAGGCGAGCAAGTCCTGGAGGCGGGAAAGGATGGCGTCGATGAATTCCGGCGAGCCTTCAATCCTGATACCGTCATGGCCGTAGGTAGAGCCCTTGTGCCGGTTGCGGATAGCTTGCGGCTTGAGGGGGAGGCCGGGTTTCAGGCCCGCCCAATGATCGAGCAATTCAGATTTACGCATGGTGCAATCTCCTATGTTGCATGCCTTAAGGCGGGCCAGGGTTTCCCCATCCCGCCTTGGGCCGGTTGTCGGCTATGTGATGGGGGTTAGCTAAATGTGACGCGCCAATTGTCGGGCTTGTCGCACTCAATCCAGGCGTCTCGCGCATCCATGAACGGGCCATGCGTGATAATTTCTTTTTCGCCGTCCATGTTATGAAAGTCGAATTCGCGGACCCAAAAGACGCCTAGCGATTTGTAAAGCTCAAAAACCTGCATCTGTCTCTCCGTCCTGGCCGTGATTGGCCTATGTCCAGACCATGCCCTAGGCGATTCGTAATTGCAATGGGGTTTTGTGCGATTTTTGCAAATTATGTGATTGACGGGGTGTAGGGGGGTGATAGGGTTGCAGTGTCGATAGAGGAGAAAGCGACATGGCCGACATTCGATATTTTGCGGGCGACAAGCGGCTTACCCGCGTTCGTCATGACGGAAGCAACTCAACTCGCCCGTCTGCATTTTCCGGCCTCCCGGAAGGTGTAGAGCCTGAATATATCCCTGGCGAAGGGTGGGTTGGCGGACTTGTGCAAGCGGACCGCGCCGTTCGTTACAAGTCCAATCCCTCGCGTCATGAATGCGACGCACGCTGCATGAACGCCACGGGGCGGACTATGAATTGCGAGTGTTCATGCGGCGGCAAAAATCACGGACGCGGCGGGCTTGTGTGTGAAGCTGCTTAACCAGCCCCAATCCTAACGCATTAAGCCCGGCCATTGTGTCGGGCTTTTTGTTGCGCGTAATTCCTAGCGGATAGGGGTGGATTGTGGGCAAAGAAAAACCCCGCGCTAGGCGGGGTTAGTGGGGAGAGCTGTTTAAGGTTTTTGAGGTTTAATTACGCTTTCTTTTTCAGGATTAGCAAATCTCCCCAAAACGTCCCGATATCGGACCACCTCGCAAAGCGGACAGGGACCGCCTTCAAAGCACCTGTCATGGGCGTTTACGCATTTCACCTCAATTCTAAGATTTTCCATATATAAACCTTAAAATCCCTTGGCAAGGTGAACAATCTTGTCGGCGTATCGCTCGCCGCGTTCATAGTCCAGGGCAATCTCCCAAGCCTTGAAGGCGGAAAACCCGTAGGCGATAAGGATGCGAGCTGTTTCAGCGCGTGTCATGTCATGTCTCCTCTAATGACGTTCAAACCCTACATTCGCTTGATTTGAAATGCAAGCGGGTTTTGTGGCGTCAAAAGCGGACGTAGCGATCCGGGATAACATAAAGATATCTTTATGCGTTTATGTCCGATTGGGGATGATAGGCGGGGGATGAGGGATGCGCCCGCCCCCCAAAAATCATCCCCCCAAAATCCTATTTTGGACGGTTTTGCCCAATCCGTCTGGACAACGGTTTTGTCCGGCAAATTCGTCGTTTTGTCCGGTTGGACAAAAAAAACCTTAATGAATTCAGTGAGCAATTCGGCGTTTTGTCCGGTTGGACAAAATTGGGACAACTGGACAGGGGTATATATACCCTGTCCTGTCCGGGTTTGTCCGGCATCTGTCCAAGCTATGAAGAGGGGCCAGGATCACGCCTTGGACTGGGCCACCGGCGCTCATCTTGTGGCCCGCCCCTTTTGCGCGTTACGCAATAATATGTGTTGCGGCGGCCGACGCGTTCGGGCATTGTCCGAATGTCATCTAGAGGAGATAGACATGATTGATCCCAACAACCCCGTAAGCGTCGCTCAAAACATGTTCGCCCTTCGCGGCCGTGAGGCGGCCCTGGAGCGGTTGGCGCGATACATCAGCAAAGACATTCGCAGCGAAACGCCTGTCGAGTTCTGGAAAGCCGTGAGAGACGAAGTCCTTAAGATGTAACCCGCCCCACAATCCACCCTATCCAGCCCCGCCCTAACCGGCGGGGCTTTTCATTGCGCCCCATTACCCGCCGGGGGGTATGCCCATGCCTGCCATTGTGTAGGCCATGCCATGCGCGCCCCAGGCGTGGCGTTACAGTGGCCTTGCGTGGGGTCATGGGGTCATGGGGGTGTGTGGCCTTGCGTGGGCTTGTGCGGGCTTGCTCGCGTCCAGGCATGAATTCATGCTTGATTGAGGGTGTGTGCCATTGTGGGACAAGACCCCCCCCGGGGGTCGGACCCGGTTGGGGGGGTCGGCTGTAGCTATCCGCCCCTCCCCACAAATTTTTTGCCATTTCGCAATGTTGCACATAACGCAACGACCACGCGGGCTTTGCCCACCACCACCACCCTATCCCCCTAGTAAACTAGGGGGGGGTGGTTGGACTGGAATGGGCCTGTTTTCACATCCACCACCACCTCATTCACATCATCGGCAGATCGGCGGCACATCATCCGCCATGCTCCGCGCACATCAGCGGCAGATCAGCGCACATCGGCGGCAGATCATCCATACATCGGCGGCAGATCAGCGGCAGATGTGCCAAAAATGCGCTGGCCTATTTACGGCCTATTTGACGGCACATTTGCCAATTTCGCTTTTCGTGCTATCTAGTCCCTATGACAAAGTTCAAGGTCAATCACGGCAAGGGCGGCAGGCCCCCGAAGGCGGAACTGCAAAAGGTTCGCCAGAACATTGCCGACTTCGTTGGACGCAATTCCTACAAGCTTGAGGAATGGCTGGACGAGATTTACGTCCGCGACGGCCCCAAGGTCGCGTATAGCTGTTTCACGGACCTTCTGGAATTCTATGTGCCCAAGCTGGCCCGGCAGGAGCATACGGGCGCGGATGAGGGCCCGGTGGAGTTGTCAATCAAGTGGTCAACCGACGCGAAGTAGTCCTGGAATACGCCCCGAGAAAGGCGTTCCTCCCGTTCCACAATCGCAAGCAACGCTGGTCCTGCCTTGTAGCGCATCGGCGGGCGGGCAAGACTGTCGCGGCGGTCAATGAGATCATCAAGCAGGCGGCGCTGAATACGTCGGGCACAGGCCTGTATGGCTATGTGGCCCCGTATCGCAGTCAGGCCAAGTCCATTTCATGGGACTACATGAAGCGGTATGCGAGGCCGCTTATCAAGCAGGCCAACGAAGCCGAACTTCAGGTGGACTTGATTAATGGCAGCCGGATTCGGCTGTTCGGGGCGGACAACGCCGACGCCATGCGCGGTTTGGGCTTCGATGGCGTTTATATGGACGAGTATGGCGACTTCAAACCGAGTGTTTGGGGTAACGTCATTCGTCCTGCCTTGTCGGACAAGCAGGGCTGGGCGGTGTTTGGGGGCACGCCCAAGGGTAAGAACCAGTTTTGGGAGGTGCTTCAGACCGCCAGGATGAACCCGAAGGAGTGGTTTCACCTGATCCTGAAGGCGTCGGAGAGCAATATCCTGCCCGCCACCGAACTTGACGACAACAGGAGGCAGTTGTCGCAGGACCAGTATGAGCAGGAATACGAGTGCAGCTTCGAGGCGGCGATTCTTGGCGCGTTTTATGGCGTTGAGATGCGTGTCGCGGCGGAAGAAAAGCGAATTGGCAAGGTGGACTATGATCCTAGCCTGCCGACGTTTACGGCTTGGGACTTGGGATACCGCGATGATACCGCAATTTGGTGGTATCAGGTGCTAAGGAACGAGATTCATGTGATCGACTACCATGCCGTGAGCGGCAAGGGGGTCAAGGAACTGTCCAAGATCGTCACGGACAAGCCGTATCACTATGAGAAGCACTTTTTGCCGCATGACGCCAAGGCCAAGACCCTCGCGGCGGAAGGCAAGAGCATCATTGAGCAGCTTGGGGAATACCTCGGGATGCAGAATATGGCGATTGTGCCCGATTTGAGCCTTCAGGACGGCATCCAGGCGGTCAGAAAGACGCTGCCTTATTGCTGGTTTGACGAAAAGAAGTGCTACGAAGGCATTGAGGCGCTCAGGCAGTATGAGCGTGAATATGACGAGGATCGCAAGGCTTTCAGGCCTACGCCCAAGCACAATTGGTGTTCGCATCCGGCAGATGCCATGCGGATGATGGCGATTTCTTGGGATAAAGGGCAGTTTCGGGACAAAAAATCGGCAAATCCACATACTTTGTTGGTGGGTGAGGAAAATTCGGCTACACTGAACGACATGTGGGCCTCTACACCTCGGCCACGGAGACAACGGATATGAGCGGCGTCAACTTCCCGTATCGCTATCAATACGAGCATGTGGCTGCCAGCCAGACGCTCCAGACGCTTGGCGGCACGGGTGCTGCGGGTGACTACATTCACCGGCTTGTCTGCACGGTCAGCACGGCGGCCACGGCTTTGGTGCAGATCAAGGACGGCGCGACGGGTTTTGTGCATACCGTGCTGCCGAACAGCCCTGGCGGCGGTATTGGCAACTACAATATCGAACTGAACATCGTGTCTCGGGTCGGGGCTTGGCAGGTTACGACCGGCGCGGGCGTTGAAGTGGTCGCTGTTGGTGTGTTTTCCGCCTGATAGGGGCTAGGTAATGGCTGAATTGCCCGTTTCCCCGTCGCTTCAGAAATACCTGAACGTAATCGGGCAATACAACCGCGAGTTCACCAAGTGGGAGGCTCGCGCCACCAAGATCATCCGTCGCTATCGTGATGATGTGCGGACAAGCGGCGCGACGGGCTCTGAATCGGCGCGTTTCAACGTGCTGTGGTCAAATGTGCAGACCCTGGTGCCTGCCGTGTTCTCTCGGCTGCCCAAGGCGGACGTTTCGCGGCGTTTTGCGGACAATGATCCCGTAGGCCGGGTGGCGAGCCTGCTTCTTGAGCGGGCGCTTGACTACGAAATCGAGCATTATCCCGACTTCCGCGCTGCGATGAAGAACGCCGTCGAGGATCGCTTCCTTGGCGGTCGCGGCGTGGCCTGGGTGCGCTATGACCCGCATATCGTGCAGGTTGGCGAGCCCGAGGACGGCTATCAGGTCACTGAGGACGTTGATCCCGAAGG